CTGACCAAGACCATCGTCACGTTCGCCAGCACCTTCGTGCCCGGACCGATCGACATCGGCGGCGGCACGATCGGTCAGGCGACCGGCTTCCACACCCAGCTTTCTTTGCGCGATGCCGCCATCCTCCGGGCGGCGGCGGCCAACATTTACCGGGCCGACATCCTGCCCGTGCCCGGGTCCGGCCCGATTCGCGGCGTGGTGCATTTCAAGGATGTGGTCTATGCCTTCCGGGACAATGCCGCTGGCACCGCGGGCGACATCTACCGCTCGAGCCCGGTTGGTTGGCAGAAGATCGAGCTTGGCCACACGGTCGGTTTCGACGGTGCCGGGCCGTTGCCGGTCATCGGCGACGTGCTCACGCAGGCGGCTGTGACAGCCGTGGTTGAGCGCGTGGTGGTAACCGAGGGTGACACCGCGGGCAATACCGCCAAGGGCTACTTGGTCATCAGCAACATCGCCGGCGGCAGCTTTACGGCAGGCCCGGCCACCTTCCCGACCGCCCAGTCGATCAACCTCACCGGTGCTGAAGCGGCGATCACCCGGCTGCCGGGCGGGCGCTGCACTTTCAGCGTGGGCAACTTCTTCGCTCAGGAAGGCAGCCAGTACCTCTACGGTGCCGACGGGGTGAATGACGGCTTTGAATTCGACGGCGACACCTATACCCCGATCCCGGTGGTTGGCGTGCCCAATGGCGCCAAGCCGAAGTACGCGCAGGTGCATTCGAACCACCTCTTCTTCGCCATCGGGTCTTCTCTGGTCCATTCGGCACTGGGCAACCCCTACAACTTCGAGGTGCTGAACGGCGCCGGCGAAATCGGCACCGGCGGCAACATCACCGGGCTGGTCGTGCAGGTGGGTGACCAGTCGGGTGGCGCCCTGATGGTGTTCGCGCGCAACTCGATGTGGGTGCTGTACGGCAGTTCGGCGCAGGACTGGCGCTTCGTGAATTACAACGTCGGCGTGGGTGCGTGGGACTACACCGCCCAGAACCTGTTCGACGCTTTCGCGCTGGACGACCGCGGCATCACCTCGATGCGGCAGACCCTGAACTACGGCAACTTCGACCCGGCCACGCTGACCCACAACATCCAGCCGTTCATCGCAGTGAATCGCGGGCTGGCGGTGTGCTCCGGGGTCAGCCGGGCGAACAGCCAATACCGGGTCTTCTTCAACAACGGCTACGGCATCTATACCACGGTCAATCCGCAGGGCTTGGTGGGTCACGGCGTCGTGCTGTTCCCGGACAAGCCGGTGTGCATGAGTGACGGCGAGACCGGCATTGGCCGCAACGTGCAGGTGTTCGGCACCGCCGACGGCTACGTGATGTGGAATGACGTGGGCACCAGCTTCGACGGCAAGCCGATCAGCGCCTTCCTGAACACCAACATCAATGCCGTGAAGTCGCCGCGCTTGCGCAAGCGCTTCCGTCGCGCAGTGCTCGAGCTTTACGGCCAAGCCTACGTCGAGATGCAGGTGGGCTACTCCTTCGAGTGGGCCAGTTCCAAGATTCTTCCGCACACCTTCGAGACCGGAGAAATGGACTTCACCGGCCTGCCGTTCTGGGACTCGATGATCTGGGATGCCTTCTTCTGGGATGGCCGCAGCAACGATGCCGTGTCCGTCGAATTGAACGGCACCGGGGAAAACATGCAGATGATGATCTTCGTCGATGCCGATTTCGTGGAGCAGTTTGCCCTGAAGAGCGCCATCTTCCACTTTACACCGCGCCGTGGAAATCGGTGATAAACTAGCGCAGCGTTTGAATGAGACCCTGAAATGGCCAACGAATACTTCCAGCCCGGTTCCGTGCCTGCCCCGAATTCCCCGGGCTCTTCGGCGGTCATGCGTCAGGAGTTCGCCAGCATTGCGGGCGGCTTTGACAAGCTGCCGATTCTTGCTGGCCATGCGAATGAAGTTGTTGCCGTTGATCCGACCGGCACCAAGCTGATCACCAGCAACGCCAACATTGGGGATTTCGTCACGCTCGATGGCGTGCAGACTCTGACGAACAAGACGATCTCGTGGGCGAACAACACGTTCCCGGGCTTTGGCACAGGCGCTACGAAGAACGCCGGGTTTGGTGCTGGGGAGGTTCCTGTTTTAAGTGACGGCAACACCCTACCTGCACTTGATGCACGAAACCTTTACAACCTGAATGTCAATCAAGCGGGCAATGTGGTCGATATTGCTCATGGCGGAACAGGCGCCCCGACAGTTGCTGGGGCACAAGCCAATCTCGGTATCGACCTCAAGGCACCAATCCTTGATCCGGTCTTCACCGGCGCCCCGATGGCGCCGACACCGCCGACCGGCGACACGTCGGCACGCTTGGCCACTACCTTCTTCGTTACGAATACACTGGCGGCCATCGGCGCTGTTCAGCCGGGAGACAATCCCCCGCTCATGGACGGGGTGGCAAGCGCGGGTGTTGATCCAACCAAGGTTTCTCGCCAAGATCACGTTCATCCGTCGGATACCAGTCGTGCGCCGGCCAGTGCTGCCACGGCTGCCGGTACCTCGTTCAGCCCGGCAGGTTCCATCGCTGCCACCAATGTTCAGGCAGCAATGCAGGAACTCGACACCGAGAAGGCCCCGCTCGCTTCGCCGAACTTCACCGGTGTGCCGACGGCGCCGACGGTGGCTGATGCCAGCGACACGACCACCAAGATCGCCACGACCGCATGGGTGCAACAGCGCCTTGTACAGATTCCGGTCGGCGTCCAGCTATCGGACATGCCTTCGGTGAATCTGGCCGGCACGGCGGCAGCGGGTGTTGGCGTCGAAGCCTCCCGTTGGGATCACGTTCATGCGTTCCCGGTAGCCGGGAACATCGCCTCTCAACCCACCGGGGATGTTTCTGCAACCAACGTGCAGGCTGCGATTGTCGAGCTTGCTGCTGAAAAGTCGCCGGTTGGGCACACCCATGTGGCGGCCAATATCACCGATTTGACCGCGAGTGTGGTTCCATTCACGCCGACAGGTTCAGTTGCCGCGACGAACGTGCAGGCGGCCATTGCTGAGGTTGCTTCCGAAACGGTGCAGAAGACGAGCAACACCGGGTCGGCGTTGGTCCCTGCGGGCACCACCGCCCAGCGCGACCCGTCGCCGATCTACGGCGCGCAGCGGGCCAACAGCACGCTCAACCAGCAGGAGTGGTGGAACGGCACGGCATGGGTGCCGATGGGCGGGGGTGCAACGGGCGGGGCTGGAAACGGGTTCATGTACGAGAACGACATCCACGTGACGGCGAACTACTCGCTGACCAGTGGCAAGAACGGCGGCTCATTCGGGCCGATCATCATCGACAACGGGGCGACGGTGACCATCCCGCCCGGCAGCGTGTGGACGGTGGTGTGACATGACCAAATTTGAAGGACCGACCACAGTCGTAGGACCAATCAAAATAGGAACTGGACCATGAGCCTAATCCGCGCAATCAAACAGCAACTCGGCCTGTCCGTCACGCCGAACAATAATTTTTGTCTCGACGCCTCTGCCGACAACGGCACGATGAAGCTGGCCCGTGGCAACGCAGGGGCGACCACGCAGGACATTATGACTGTGGATGCGGCGGGAAAGGTTAGCTTTCCGCAGGGACAGAATCCTGTCGCCGGTCAGGTGCTACAAGAAGTTGTTGGCTCGCAGTTGCTTACAAATGTCGCGTCTACAAATTCGACTGTCATAAGCAACACATATTCAATCACGCCGAAAAGCACGAACTCCAAGATCATTGTTGAATTCCTGCTTCCTCTGGCAACTATTGCGGCTGCTGGTGCGGGCACAAATAACACTGGATCAATAAACTTGGCGCAAACCGCTCCTACAGCAAGCACGATTTCTAATGCAGCCATTGGTGTGGTTTCCGGAGCCGGGACAAACGTGCAGACTCAGGGAAGTATGCTCTGCGCCGCAGTTCTCAGCAATTCCGAATTGACCACGCGCAGCTTTCAACTCGCTGGAAACTGTTCGAATGCTGCTGGTCAATTTACTCCGGGCCAGCTTGTTGTATCAATTCGGGAGGTTCAACAATGACCGCAAAAATCTCAGCATCGCCGGACGGCACCAAAGTCCTGATCGGCACCGCGACCGAGGACGCGCTGCAAATTGACAGCGTGGCGAAGACGGTTGGGGCGTTGGCTCCGTACTCACTACAAGGCGTCCCCGCCGGTGCCGTTATGGATTTCGCCATGAACGCCGCGCCGGCTGGCTGGCTGGCCTGTGATGGTGCCGCTGTCAGTCGCACGACCTATGCGGCTCTGTTTGCGGCAATCGGCACGACTTGGGGTGCTGGCGATGGTTCGACCACGTTCCAGCTTCCCGACATGCGGGGCTACTTCCGGCGCGGTGCTGGCACGAACAGTGACGGCACGGCATCGGGCACGTTCGCGGCGAAGCAAGCTGACCTTATCAAGAACCACACGCATGACCTTACCACGACGCAGGGGGCGTTTGCCGTACAAACGACTGGTACAGCTTTGGGCTCCAGCAACATCGCGAGCGCAACTGGAAATTTGACGGGTGGCGGCGGAAACGCAGAAACCCGCCCGAAGAACATCGCCGTCCTGACCTGCATTAAAACCTGACCATGCGCTACTTCTTCCCCCTCCTGCTGGCCGCGTTCAGTTCACTGACGCTCGCCGCCTGCACGACGACCAACATCAACGCACCGCAGCCGAACCTGCAGTCGATCAACCTCGGCCATCCGTCATGTGCCTTTGACTGCAATACGACGCAGACCGCCACGCAGAGCATCGGCGACGGGGATGTGCAGGGGGCAACTGTTTCCAACCAACGCAGCACCACTCGTCAAGGAGCTACACCATGAAATACCTCGTCACCCTGTTTCTCTCCGCCCTGTTCGCCTTTCCGGCGTTCGCCGACGATCGCAAGATCGAACTCACCCCGGAGCAGAAGCTCAAGGGCGCGCTGGTTCTGGCCAACGCCGGCACCGCGCTGCTGGTCGGCCCCATCGCCCTGCCCGCCGCCATCTTGTCTGGCCAGAAGGAAGGTCTGTGCAAGGTGCTCGGCGGCACTTACACGCCGAACTCTGACGGCAAGGACCAGTGCCCCGGCGGCGTCTGGCTCCGCATCATCCCGTATCTCGGAAAGGACTGATCCATGAAACACATCCTCGCCATCCTCTTCGCCTTCTTCGCCACGTCGGCCTTCGCGGTCGGCATCGGCAACGACAACCCGCCGTCCGGTGGCGGTGACTTGACCAACGTCAGCACCAACATCAACACGGTGAGCCCGCGCATCAGCAACGACATCCGCAACAACGCGGCGGCGTGGCAGTCCCAGATGCAGGGTCAGGCCCAGAAGCAGCAACAGCAGCAGAGCGCTACCTCCAATAGCGGCGGCAACACCTTCACGGTGAATGAAGCCCCTGTGCCGACGGTGACCACGACCAACATCAACCAGAACGACTACACGGTGCGCAACGTGCCGAACGTCTTCAGCGGCAACGTCTTCCCGACCGCGCCCTGCATGGGGTCGAGTCAGGTCGGCGGTGCCGGCGTCGGGTTCGGGTTCAGCATCGGGTCGAGTTGGACCGATGACGAGTGCGGCATCCGCGAGACCGCCCGCAGCTTCTCCGGCCTCGGACTGAAGGAGGATGCCGTCAAGGTTCTCTGCACTTCCAAGTACGCGGCGGCTGCGCCGGTCTGCGCCGGCCCGGCCAAAGCCGAGTGACATTGCGCCCGGGCACGTCCCGGGCGTACAATGCCGCCAACCGAATCGGAGCACATCATGCCCATTGCCACCCCCACCGCCGCCCAAGGTTCTGTCCAGCAAGCTGGCACCTCGCTGGCCAACGCCGCCCAGATCAACACCGGGGCGCTGAATCAGGCGCAAGCCACGCTGGCGCAAGACCAGTTGAAGAGCATCCTTGGCTCCGGCAGTCCGCTCATGCAGCAGGCGGCCAACGCCGGCAACGCGCAGGCGGCCAGTCGCGGCCTGCTCAACTCGAGCATGGGGATTCAGGCGGCTCAGAATGCGATGATCCAGAACGCGGCGCCGATCGCCCAGTCGGATGCCAATGCGCTGACCAACACCTCGCAGTTCAACGCCGGGCAGATGAACTCGGCGCTGACGCAGAACGCCGGTTGGCAGCAGCAGACCAACCTGCAGAACCAACAGGCCCAGAACGCGACGAGCCAGTTCAACGCCGGGCAGGCAAATTCCATGAACCAGTGGAATGCCGGGCAGCAGAACGAGATGATCAAGCAGGCGCTCGACGTGAATAGTCGTGAGCAGTTGGCCAACATCGAAGCCAACTACAAGACCCTGCTGCAGACCAACGCTTCGGCGTCGAACATGTACGAGCAGTACCTCAAGAACCTTTCCGACATCAGCGTCAGCAAGGACTTGGACGCGGGTGCCAAGCAGAATGCCATCAACAACCAGACCGCCTATCTGCGCAGTGCGATGGCAATGCTGCAGAACCTGAACGGTGTTCAGGGCCTGATCACTTTCTAACCATGCTGATCCCGGCCTCCGTTCGCCTGTTCAATGCCACGCAACCCTACCTGTTGGGCGATGCGGGGCCTTGGCTCGAACACCTGACCCGGGACGAAAACCTGACCATTGCCGAAGCGCGTGACGTGCTCAGGCATTACGAGGTGATCCCCTACGTCGATGAGAAGCATGGACACATGGGCACCTTCATCAAGCGGAACAAGGAGATTCACTTTGCCCTGTACCGCCGCTTCCGGCGGCCAAAGCCGGCGGCAGCCCAGCGCATGCGCGAGTTCCTGCAGGGCATGCTCGAACGCGAGGTGTTCCTTGTCACCAAGGTGGCCAAGGACGAAAACGCCAGCTTCATCGAGCATTTGGGCTTTGAACCGCTCGGCGTTACAATGGATGGCGCGCTGAGAACCTACATCCTCAACGACATCAAAGCCATGAAGAGGCAGCCCCATGAACATCATTGAACAGCACCGCGCCGTCGCCTACTACCGTGCGGCCTTTCACGACATGCCGGTCGGCGGCCCGATGGACGGCGCCGCCTACGGCGAGTACCTGAAGAGCAAGGGGCTCGGTATCGTCATCGGTGTGGTCGCCTCCGTAGTCACGATGGGCGCGGGCATTGCCGCGATGGCTGGCGGCCTAGCGTCCCAGATTGCCGGTGGCGCGATGATCGCCGGTGGCGCCATGAGCGGCATCGGCGCTGTCACTGGGAACAAGAAGCTGATGAAGATCGGCGGCGTGCTTTCGCTTGCTGGCGGTATCGGAGCGGCTGGCGCTGGCATGATGGCCGGCGGTGCAGCCGAAGGCAGCATCTTCCATGCGGGCTCGGGCTCGACTGCCCTGCAGGAGATGGGGAACAGCTTCAAGTCCAGTTGGACCGGGCTGTTCGGTGATTCTGCGCCAAAAGGCGGCGGCACAGAAGGCGCTGCTCCGGGTGCGGGTGAATTTACGGTGCCGACCGAAGGCGAGTTGGCCATGCAGAATGCGCCCACCAGCAGCGGCCCGATCGACCAGAGCGCTCGAGCCAACGAACTGCGGTCTTCCACGATTGGTGAAACGGCAGGTGCGGCCGAGGCGGCTCCTTCCGGCGGCACGTTACCGATTGAGACCAACACCGGCATTTCTCGCATGGCGCAGGTGGCCAACGCCGACAAGACTGCTGCCGCGCTAAAGATCAGCGATGCAATGAGCGGTGGTAACGCCGCCGGCGGCAAAGGCATCCTCGACACGGCATGGGGTGGAATCAAGGATTTCGCCGGGAGCAAGATGGGGCAGGAGACCGTCGCCGGTCTCATCAAGGGCGCAGCGCAGAGCTACGGCACGGCCGACCTCAACGAAGCGCAGATGCGTCTCTACGATGCCAAGACCTCGACCGAGCAGTTCGGCCTCGAGCTTGCCAAGCAGCAGCAGGCGAACATGAACAATGTGCCGATCGCCTTGAATCCGACCGACCCAAACTACGCCCAGAAGAAAGCGCTTGCCCAACAAGCCGGTCGCCAGACGTTCGATCTGGCGCAGGCCGCCGCCGGCCCGGTGACGCGCGCACCGATCCAGAACCAATTCACCTCGTCGCCGATGGCGGCCCGATAGGAGCAGACCATGCCGATCATTCAAGACGCAATCCAGAATGCCCAAGGCGGTGTGCCCAACCCGGTCGCCACGGCCGCCACCGCGCCGCAGAACGTGCCGGGCGGGGCCGACCCGCAGATGCCGCAAGGCGAGGGCGGTGGTCAGCTTCCGCCTCCGAACCCGGCCATCACCTGTCCGGCCGTCAAGGCGCACATGGACGACGTGGCCAACATGCAGAACCTGATGAGCCCGGAACAGCGCAGCGCTTTCGAGCGCGTGGTCGTGGCCGGGAAGAAGATGCTCTACGCGCCGGAGACGATGCAGGCCATCGAGCAGCTTGTCTTCGACGACAACGTGCCGATGAAGAACAAGCTCGGCGAGGGCATCGCCAACCTCGTCGTGATGATGGACAACCAAGGCAACGGCACCATCCCCAAGGACATCCTGATTCCGGCGGGGGTCGTGCTCATGTTCGAAGCGGCCGACTACGTGTTCGAAGCCGGGTTCGATGTGAGCGAAGAGGACTTGGCCGGTGGCATGGAAATCCTGACCTACGGCATCTTCGACGCCTACGGTATCCCGCGTGAAAAGCTGGATGCCGTGATCGACGACATGGCCGACAAGATGGGCTTCGAAGAAGGCGACGCCGACAAGGTGCTCGAGAAGGTCGAAGCCGGGCAGGAAGCCGGGGTGGTGCGTGAGCCGATCCCGGGCGACGCCGAAGCCACGGAAGAGGCGGCGTTCGCCCAAGGCTTCAACGAAACGCGAGGTGTGTAATGGGCTGGAATCTTGGCGGGATCATTGCGGGTGCGGTGGCTGGCGGCGCCGGTGCGGCTGAGCGCTTTCTGGTTGAAGAGCGCCGGAACGAGACCGCGCTCGCCAAGGAAAAGGAGCTTGCCCAGTTCCGCGCCGACATCGAGATGGAGAAGCAGCAGCGCCTCGACGAGTTGAAGGCTTCTCGCCAGAGCAAGGCCGAGATGGTCGAGCGTGAAAGCGTTGCCGAGAACATCAAGCAGGCTGGAGAATCTGCCAAGGAAGCCGGCTTCAAGCCGGGCACGGTGGAATATCACACGCACGCGGCTGAGTTCCTGAATGCTTCCGGGCGGGCTGAACTTGCCAAAGAGCAGCTTGCCGAAGCCAATCGCATCCGCACGGATGACACCAAGGACCAGATCGCCGCAGCCAAGAACGAAACCGCACTTGCTCGCTTGGAGGCTGCCAGTGCTCGTCGCGCTGCTGGCGGCAAAGACAAGGACGAAGACGAAGACAAGCTCGACGATCGGAACACCAAGCGACTCATTACGATGGGCACCAAGAACATCCGCAACGAAGAGGGCAAGGTCGATAAAGACAGCGGTGCCGGCGACGTGTTTGTTGAGCAATACACAGGTCTTCGCATGAAGGGCTATTCCCCGCAGCAGGCGATGCAGGCCCTCTCCCCGGTGGTTGCGGCAACCTCCGGCATGCTCAGCGCCAACAAGGGCATCAGCGGGTACGATGCAGCCACCAAAGCTACCAACGAAGTTCGTCGTGCGGCTGCAGAGCGCATGACGAATGCAGGCAACGAAAGCGCCGCGCGCGGCGCCGGCATCATCAACAGCGTTCAGGGGTCCATCCCGCAATCGCCGAACCTTGGTGGTGGGCAGGGTTCTTTCCGGTCGGCCGACAGGCTGCCGCTGCCCGGGTCCAGCCCCGCACCGCTTGTTCAAGCACCGGACACGACCACATCTGGTGGTAGTCGCGGGCGTGGAGCGTTGCCGGGACAGTACAAGGGTGACCTTTACATCACCGACAGTCAGGGTCGAAAGGTGTTGGTTCCTTCCGCCAAGTGACCTTTGCTTGTTGCTGGTTGCCCAGATATAATCTGGGCGTCAATCAGCGAGGTGCATCACATGGCGACGAAGCGGCGTGGTTTTGAATCTGAGCAGCAGCGCGACGAAGCGCTGCTTGGCTTGAGCCCTTACGAGTCGAACTACGCTCCGGCCGCTGACACAACCGCCGCCCCTACTAAGCGTTCGCGCGGCGAGGTCTTTACCGATCTCGCCAGTGGCGCCGCCAAGGGTATCATCGGCGGGGTTCAAGACCTTGCCACCGGTGTCGGTATGCTGGTCCCCGGGGTCGAAGACAACCCCGAAACCGGGTGGTTGGATGAAAGCGCCAACACCGCGAAGAACTGGCTGCAGGGACAAAAGAGCGAACTCGTCCGCAGCAAGGAAGCTGAACTCTCCCGCCTGATCCAAGACGACAACGCCACCGTCACCGACGTGCTTGGCTATCTGGCCAACAACAAGAGCGACCTCGCCGCCCAAATGGTGATCGAATCGCTCGGTTCGATGGCGATCGGTGTCGGCGGCACCGGTGCCATGATGAAGCTGAAGGCGGTTGCTGACTTTGCCAAGCTGGGTAAGATGCGGGCCGCCGCCGTCGGCGCAATCCCGGAAGGTCTGCAGTCTGCAGGCAACGTCTATGCCGAGAGTGGCGGTAACCTTGAGGCGGGTCTGGCCGGCGGCGCATTCACTGCGCTTGCCGGCGCTGTTACCCCGGGCAACGTCATGGGCGCTGCCGCGCGCAAGTTCGCCGGGAAAGCTGCGGGCGAGACCGTCGAAGGGACCATCGAAGACGTGGCCGGGCGCAGCATCGTCGGGCGCACCTTGGGCGAAGCCAGCCTGCGCGGCGCTGCCGCTCGTACCGGGGCCGCCGTCGTCGCGGAAACCGGTCAGGAACTGCTGCAGGAAGGCGGCGAAGCGGCCGCTACCCAATGGGGTAAGACCGGCGAGATCGACTGGCAAGAGGTTGGCAAGCAGGCTGCCGTCGGCGCCGCGCTTGGCGGCGTCATGGGTGGGGGCATGCACCCGCTCGTTGGCGAAGGCGCGGTCGGCACTCGTGCGGCAATCGAAGCTGAGCGCCAGCGCATTCTGCAGGGGCGCGCGGCAGCAGCCACCCAAGCTGCGGCGGCCGACCCGACCAACCCGACGCTTGAAACGGCGGCCGATTCCGCCCGGGCAAGCGCCATCGGTGCCAGCACCACCCCGCTTGAGCGCGGCATCCTTGCGGAGAATGCCGCCACCGTTGCCGCCCAGACCACGATGGCAGCCCCGGACAGCGACAGCGCCATCGACGCATTTCAGCAAGGCCAGCAGACAAGCTCGACGCTGCGCACCGGTGCGACCGTTGCCGAGGCGGCTCAACAGCAGGCCACCGAACAGGTCGCCCCGCTCGTTCAGGGCACCTACGATCCCGAGCGCGCAGAGCGCGAAGGCGTTACGCCGGGCACTGTCACGGGTGCGGCCGAGCCGATCGCCAGCGAAGAGACGGCGCCGCTCGCCGCCGGCACCGGGTCGCCGCTGCCGACCATCGAGCCCGATCTGGTTCCTGCTCGCACGCTGCGCTTCATGGGCGCCAATACGATCCTTCAGCGCCTGTCCGAAATCCCGCCGACGCCGATCACGGCTGCTCAGGCAAGAAGCAATGCGCTCCCGCAAAGCGTGACCCTGAACGATGCCATCCGCGCCGTTGCCGAGTTCGACCCGGCCACCCAGACGGCGACCAGCATTGCTCCCTTCGTCGAGCTACTGCATGGCGCCCAGCGCCCGAGCCAGATTTCCGAAACGGTGTGGAACGCTTTCGTGCGCGATGCCCAGACGGAAACCGGTGTTCGCATCCCCTTGCCGATCAACGAGATTGTCGGACGCACGGTGATGGACACACTGAACACCATCGCCAATCGCGGCAGCCGACCGGGCCGCATTCTGGCCAACGTGTTGCGCGGCGCCAACAACCCGTTCCTCAACACGGTGGTTCGCCCCTTCACGCAGGAAGAGATCAACCGGCGCCCGGACGCTCGCGGCATGGTAACCAGCCGGGGCGCGCAGATTGGCGACTTTGCCATGAACCCGCGGCCGGGCCGGAGCACCGAGTCGGCGTTCCTGCATGAGACCGTGCATGCGCTGACCCTGAGTTGGCTCAACACCGTGCCGAGCACCGACCCGCTCTACCAAGAACTCAAGGAGTTGATGGATCGCGTGCGGACCGAAGCCGACATCCGCGGCATCGAGCACTACGGCACGCACCCGGGCGGCAACGAGCGCGCCCGCATGGCTGAGTTCATGGCCGAGGCATTCACGCGCCCGCCTTTCCAGAACTTCCTCGACTCGATCCAAGTCGAGAGCGGCCGCACCGGCTGGGACAGCTTCGTCGAATGGGTGGCCCGCCTGATCGGCCAGACCACCGGGCGGCCGGTGACGGCCCCGCAGGTCAATGCGCTCGATCTGGCATTGCGCCTGACCCAAGACGCGATGGATCGCTCCGGCCAGATTGCCCGGAACAACAACATCCCACCGGCGCCCGCCACCGCCCCGGTTGTTGAGCCGACCGCTGCCGCCACCCCGGCCGACCCGGTTGCCGCCGCGCGCCAAGCCTACATCGACCACTTTGCGCAGCCCGGTCGCATGCACGAAGGCAACCCGGAAGCCGCAGCCCGCGCAGCGGACCAGCTTGCCAGCGACCCGGAGCGCATCAACGACATCGCCAACATGGAGCTTAGCGGCAACAGCGGCGACCTGATCGGCCGTGTCGATGACGTGACGATCGAGTATGCCCGTGCGCTGCGCGATGCAGCGCCGGCGACGCCAGTACCTGCCGCCCCCAGCGCGCTTGATGCTGCACGCGCGGCGCTGGTCGATTATTACTCGAGCCCGACAGGCACCTACCCCGGCGACAGGGCTGAAGCTGAGCGCGCAGTAGAACGGCTTGCCGCTCGCGGCACCGAAACTCTCGAGCGGGTTGTTTCAACACCGGGAAGCACGCCGCAAGCGATTCGCGACTACGCGCAGGCTGTTTTGGCCACGCGCCCACAGCGCACCCCGGAAGAGCGCGAACTCGAGGAGGCAATCGAAGGTGCGCGTAACGTCGGCCTTGTTCAAGCCGCCATCGACAGAATGCAAACCCTGACCGATTCCGAGTTGCGTGTTGAATTGCGTCAGGCCAGCCGCAGCCCGGAAGGCCGCGAACTAGCGCGTGCCATTCTCGCCTCGCGAGGTGAGGTGGTTCGCTCCCGGGAGCGCCAGCGCACGATGGAAACCCTCTTGCGCGAAGCCGAGAGCGGGTTCATTACCTACGCCCGCAGTCGCGGGGTCAGCGACCAGCGCGCACTCGATGCCATCCGCGACAGCAAGGCCAAGCCGACGGAAGACCTTCGCCGGATCACCGAAACCACGACCGTGCCGCTCCCCGAACGGGAGTTCGCCAACGCCATCCTTCGCATTCGCGGAGAGCCGATCACGGTCCTTGAGCCGACCACCACGCCGCCGAGCGCCGGAGCGGCGCCGACGCTCACCACCCCGTCGAACCAGAACCTGACCCCGGCCCAGCGCGGCGCCATCACGCGCGCCCGTAACGCAGCACGTCAAGCTGCGGAAGAGCGGCTTGCTGCCAACACCGACGCGGCCGACCTCATCAATTACATCAACTCTTGGACCGAAAGTACCCGCGTGCTGGGTCGCTCCACCGCGTTCAAGAAAGGTGTGATCCGCCTGATGCGTGCCATCGGCACCGATGAGGCCCGCCAGTACCTGATCAACCACATCAACGCGGTATCCAGCGGGCAGGTTGCCCCGGCCCCGCCGCCCGCGCCCACCGCTCCGCGCAGTTCTACGCCGACGATTTCCACGCCGACGCCGGTCACGCGCCAGAACACCGGCGACATCATTCCGATGCTGCCGCCCAGCAACATCGAGCCGGGCACGACCGGTCTGCCCGCCGGCGAAACCCTGCCGGTTCCGGGTTCTGCTCCGATGACGCTGATGGATGCCGCGGCTGCAGTCAGCCGGGCCGAGCGCAATCTGAGCACCATTACCCCGGGGCGCCACCCCGACACCGGTGCCACGCTTGATGTCGCCGCGCTCTACGCGATGCCCGAAAGCGATCTACGCGCGCTCGAGCCGCGTGTGAGCGGCATGACCAACACCAACGCGCTGGCGCGGGCGATCCTGAACCAATACGCCGTCGAGCGCGGCGAGGCGGTGCCGTTCCCGCAGACCAACGTGCCGCCGATGTTGGGGTCGAACACCACCGAGCGCACAGCCCGAGGGTTGAGCCACACCTTTGCCGGGCGCGACCAGTATCGCCAGCCGCTGCCTGCAACGCCGAACTCGCCACCCCGCCCGGAACTCAACTTCTCCACTCGCTTGGAGCAGGACAAGGCTGCCGGCATCCTTGATCAGATCGGTGCATTCTGGCAGCGGGTCATGTCTGACCCGGATCAGTGGCAGATCACCCCGGGTGAAATTGAGCTTGGTGATCTGCGTCAGCGGGTTCGCTCGAGCAGCCTTAACGCCGACGTGATGAACGAACTGAAGCGCCGCTACAATGAAACCTTCGTGCGCAAGGCACGCGAGTGGGCGGCGGCCAACGGCCAGCCTGACCCGGGCAGCTTCGAAGTCATTCGCTCGCTGAGCCCGAATAGCGGTAGCTATTGGGCCACCATTGTCACGCATGGCGTTGGTCGCCATCCGAGCGGTAACCCGTACCTGATCAACGACCCGAACCGCACAGGCACCGGCAGCCTTGGCGCAAGCAACACCACCACCGAGTTGGCGAATGCCCCGGGTAGCAGCGACATTGCCTATCGCATTTCGGCTGACCTCAGCTACTTGAAGGGTAGCCCTGTCAATGTGGCTTCTTCGTTGCTCACCAACAACAACGTGCGTCGCCAGTGGCAGAGTCTGGCCGCGACGCTACGCCTGACCGGCGACACGCTATCGGCCGCATCGAACGCCAGCATCAGCGCTCAGGGCATGCCGAGCGCCGCCTACCGCGCGCTCACCCACACGCAGAAGGTTGGCGCCAACGCGCTGCGCATGGCCCACAATGCGTTCGTCGAGCGCAACTACGCCAGCGAACGCAGCAACGCCCGGGCCTTCAGCAACCTGATGATCAACCCGGACGGCGTGACCTTCACCGCGGTCTATGACCCGGAGCGGAGCGGCGGCTTCCCGCGCGGCTCGGTCGTCACGATGGAGCAGCTTGAACAGCGCATCGGCATGCTCGATGCGCACGTTCAGGACGAGCAGGGTGGTCTCGGTAAAAGCTCGCTGGTGCTGGCCATCATCACCAACACGATGGCCACCTCGCTCGAGAGCAACAACACCGCGAGCAACACCATCCCGGCTGAACTGGAATCGGCTGCGCAGGCTGCCGGCGAGAGCTTTGACGGCTACTTCTTCTCGCAGGACGATGCGGTTTCGCAAGACATTCAAGATGTGATGGGCCAGCTTGCAGAGCCCGGGCTGACCGGGCCGGAGCGCGGCGAGTTGAACGCCCGGCTGCGCGATCTGCAGGCCCAGCGTGTTGAAGCGCGCGATGCCGAAGACGGTCCGGTCGATATGGCCGAAGTCGAGCGCATGCAGGGCGAGCTTACCCGCATGGATCAGATCGGTGCTGGTGCGACCATCGACGTGGATGGCGTCGCTCGCCCGTTGCTGAACAGCGAAGGTCGTCAGATTCACCCGACGCGCGAAGGCGTGCGCAACTTCTGGCGCTGGTTCGGCGACTCCAAGGTGGTCGATGCGCTTGGTCGGCCGCTGGTGGCATACACCGGAACATCGAAGGACAAAGACTTCGACAAGTTCAACATTCCGAAGAACGGGACGTGGTTCAGTTCCGATCCCAAGGTTGCGTCGGACTATGCCAAAGACAACGACAGTCAGGGTTACACCCAAGACGGTTGGAATCTGATTCCGAAAAACACCGCTTCGCGCGTCATCCCGGTCTATCTCCGCATCGAGAACTTCTACAAGATGACGGATGCAGATTATGCGGCGATCAACGTCAGCAACTACAAGAAAGCGCAAGGTGCTTTCTTCGATAACTTGCGCGCCAAGGGCTATGACGGAATTGATTTTGGTGGCGGCACCTATGTTGTCCTGAAAGAAGCACGGCAAATCAAGTCCGCCACCGGCAACACCGGTGCGTTTGACCCGAACGAGACCCGCATCAATTTCTCCTACGACACGGTGCCGTCGAACCCGACGGTCGCCGCGAGCCCGGCCGCCCAGATCGCAGGGACCACGCAACCGGTGGCGCCGGCGAACCCGAACGAAATCCGCATCGCCCCGGGGCGCGGGCTGAGCGCGTTCGAGCGCTTGACCAACTGGATTCGCAAGGCGCTGCAGGACAAGCACATCACCCTCAAGCGCATCCTCTCGGCGATCAACGACCTCACCGCCTACGAAGCGATCGACACCTTCGACAGCAAGCGCCAAGCCAGCTTCGAGCGCTTGGTGCGCGAGCCGATGGCGAACATCGAAAACGAGTTGCGCGAAGGCAACATCAACCGTGCCGAGTTCGAGACCTATCTGAAGATGCGGCATGCCCGGGAGTACAACGAGCACACTGCCCGCATCAGCCCGTTGCAGATTGCGCGCAACAACGAGATCACCGGGTTCGACCACGAGACGCGGCCGGGCTCCGGCATCAAGTCGTCGGCAGCCGACGACTACATGGCGCAGGAGCACTCGGAAGCCATGCTCAAGGCGGCGCGCGCCTACGACCAGATGATCCGCTCGCTGCAGGACTTCGCTGTCGAGACTGGGCTGGAAAGTCGGCAGACGGTGGATATGTGGAACGAGATGTTCCCCAACTACACCCCGTTCCAACGCGACCTCGACCTCTACGAGACGGACGCCGGCGGCACTGGCTCCGGGTTCTCCGTGCGCGAGGGCATCTCCAAGCGCGCAATGGGTGCCGATCAGGAAATCCTGCCGCCGATGGTCTCCACGCTGCAGTTGGCTTCGCGGATTGTGGATCGTGGCGAGAAGGCTCGCATCGGCCAGACCATGCTGAGCACGATGATGCGCAACACCCCGATGTTCCGCACCAAGTCCGGCGAGTACCGCCCGATGTTCAAGGTCGATACCATGCCGAACGCTCGCACGGTCGAGCGGGTGCGGGTCTATAACGTGCTCGACCCCAGCGGTAACCCGATCCTCAACGGCGCCGGTGTGCCGCTCGAGTTCTACAACGGCAGCGACGCCCGGGCCTATGCCGCCAACGTCAATCGCGGGGCGCGCACGTCGCAGGCCACTGGTCAGCAGCCTCATACCGTGCGCGATACCGGATTCCAGAACCGCGCCGTGATGCGCCACAACCCGGCCTACATCAACCGCGACAACGTGTTGGTGATCCCGGTCAATGGCGAAAACCACGTGCTCGTCGCCGACGAGCAATCGGAAGAAGCTATCGACATCATCAGCAACATGAAGAATCTTGATGATGCGCAACTCAACGCGCTCCTCAAGGTTGCCAACGTGTTCTCGCGCTGGGTTGTCGGCACAGCCACGGGCTACAACCCGATGTTCGCCCCGATCAACTTCCTTCGCGACATCCAATCCAGCGCGGTCAATATCAACTCGGCCGGCGTCCCGGGCTGGACCAAGGCCGACTCGCTGGCGCTGATGAAAGACTCGACCAAGGCGGTGCCCGGCTTGCTGAAATACCTGTGGTCCAAGCAGCGCGCCATGTACTCGAACGAGTTGTCCTCGGCGATCAAGCCCGAGCCCGACAGCATGGCCGAGTGGATGGAGCGGGCCAAGGCCGCCGGCGGCCTGACCGGTATCCGGGAATCCTTCAGAACCTATGACGATGCCGTGCGCTCCGTGCAACATCTGTTCGGCGAGGACATCCTTGAGTCGGTTGATCCGCGCCAGCGGCAGGACATTCTTGAGCGCGGCATCGGCCGGGGCAAGCGCCTTGCTGACAGCTTCGACCGCATGCTCGAAGGTGGCGCTCGCAACGCCGCCGGGAAGGCGGTGGGCACCGTCGCGCAGGGTATCAGCAACCTGAACAGCGCCTTCGAACTGGCCACCCGCACTGCGGCATTCAAGGCCGCTTACGAGAAGCACATGGATGCTGGCGCCACGCCGACCGAGGCCGCGCGCCGGGCCGCACTTGTGTCCAAGAACGTCTCGGTCAATTTCAACAGGCGCGGCACCAGCAGCGCCAGCATGAACGCACTGTTCCCGTTCTTCAACGCTGCCATGCAGGGCTCTGCCCGGCTGGCTGAGTTGCTGTTCGAGAAGCAGAACATCCGCAACGCCCAAGGCGAGGTCGAACAGAAGACCCGGCTCACGCCCGCAGGCAAGAAGGTGTTGGCCGCGCTGCCTGCACTGGGCGCGTTGCAAGCGCTGCTGTTGGCCGCCGCCGGCTACGAGGACGATCAGCCGCCCGAGCACGTCAAGGATCGTAACTTCGTGATCCCGATGCTGGACGGCGGTTACCTCACGGTGCCGATGCCGCTGGGCCTGAACGCCGTGTTCAACATGGGGCGCAACGGCATGGAAGGGATTCTCAACCCGGACAAGGCCGGCGAGAAGATCGTGAATGTGCTGACCCAACCGATCAGCGCGTTCAACCCGCTGGGCTCGACGCCGAACACCCTGCTCAACATCATGCCCGCGATCCTCGATACCCCGGTCGCTCTCCTGATGAACAAGGATGCGTTCGACCGCCAGATTTTCAAGCAGGACCGCGACCCGCGCCGCCCGACCCCGGGATTCACCCGGCACAAGGAAGGCACGAGCCAAGCGTCCATCGGCATTGCTGAAGCGATCAACACCCTGACCGGCGGCAACGACTATCGCCCGGGATTCTTCAGTCCGACCGGTGATCAGATCGAGTACGTGTTCGGTCAGATGACCGGCGGCATCGGGCGCGAAGTGGGCAAGGCTGCGCAGTTCGGCTATGAAAGCGTGGCCGCCCCCGAGTTGTCAGCCGACCGGCCTTGGTACAAGGTGCCGCTGGCAGGCAAGTTCGTCGGCGACATCAACAGTTCCGCGGCCGTGCGCGACAAGCTCTACAACGTCAGCGCCGACATCAACGTCAAGCATGCCGAGTACAAGGGTCTGCTCGAGGACAAGAAGCGGGAAGAGGCCGCCCAGTTCCTCAAGGAGAACCCCGAGGTCAAGATGCGCGACAAGGTAGAAGCCTACTTCAATGCTGAATCCAAGGGGCGCAAGGAGCGCAACGAGGCCAAGCGCGAAGGCGAGAACGCCAAGGTGGTCGAGATCAACACTCGTCTTCGGGAGAAGGGTCAGCGTCTTCTGGATGAGATTGAGCAGGTGCGTGCGGGCGCTCGCTGAGCGCCTTGCGAACTCTTCCGGGGTTCAGGCCGAAGAGTTCGCAGCACCACAGGAAACTGCCGACACAGGTGTTGTCCGAATCTACCCAGCGGCGGCTTGACCGCCCCGGGTAGGTGCGCACAGCATCCTCGAAGACTGCACCCCAGAGCCGCAGGCAGGCCCTCGTCTCGTGGTCGAGCGGTTGCCGGCGCACACCGTCAAGCTGCAGGGCATCAGTTGCGTCACGGCGCATAGCGCACCTCCATGCCGCTGAGCCTGATGCACGGGAAGATGTCGAGTTCGATCAGCTTGGCGATGACCTTGCGGGCGCCTTCGGTCGGCACGAGCAAGGGCAGGTTGATTGTGGCCATCGCCGTCGCCATACAGTGCAGCGCCAGTGCTGCATCCTCAAGGTTGGCGTCACCGAAAAGCTCGGCGTTGTAGCCGCAGACGGTTGAGCATTCTTGTTCGAGAGTCATAGCGGCACCCCCATGTTGCGCAGGTTGGTCTCGGTCTCCTCGACATAACGCGCTACGTCAATGTCGGCCGGGATGGTGGCGGGCAGCGTCATCGCCGGGCGACCGCCTTCGCTCTTGGGCACGAGATTGCCGTTGCTCGCATAGCGGATGCTCAGCTTGTGGTCGGTCGAGTAATACCAGCGCACGACGCGCCCGAGCGGGGTCGGGTCGATGCCCTCCTGTACCGCCGGCGGCCGGGACTTGCGCTTGACCGTGGCGCGCGTCGGCGCCCAGCACGGGCGCTTCCATTGCCCGGGCTCGACCTCAATCCAGTCATCGACCGTGCGCTCACCGGCATAGACCACAGCCCCACCCTTGACGGTGCGCGCCTGCGTGAAGTCGGCGAAGTTGTCCGGCCGCAGGTGCTCGCGAATGAAGGATTCGATCGAGCGGCCGGTGGCCAGATAGGCTTGGGCCGCCAGCGTGCAGACCTCGTTGGTCGGATTCTTCATCAGCCCGTTCGGCGTATCCTCGGCCAGAGCGTAGAGACCCTTGGCCTTGATCTTGCCCTCGGTTGTGATGGCGAGGTAGTTATTCACGTCCTTGAGGGCGATCTTGCGGTACTGGGTGAATTCGAACTCGAAGCCGGTGAGCCAGCCGTAGCATTCGATCCACACCTTCGCCTTGGCGACGTTCTCGCTCTTGCCGTAGAAGCAGATGCCATCGGTGTTGGCCGAGACAATCATCACACCCATCGCCACCAAGTCCTCGATCAAGGTCAGCAGGTAAAGCTGGCCGGTCATGGTGATGCCGAGCATCAGGTCGGGCGAGTAGATTTTCGAGAACATCGAGCCCAGCTTGCCGAACGTACCGTTGAGGGAAATCTTCAGCGAGTTGGCCTTCACCTTGTCGCCGGCGCGCTTGGCCGCCATCCGCTCGATGAGCATGGTGCGGTACAGGTTGATGAACGGCTGACCCAGCCCGCGCGGGATGAGGCCGGCGTTGATCAGGATGTTCGGATAGAACGAGCCCACGTCGGCATCGACGATCTCGTAGCCGTCGTCAGCCCGATAGAACACCGACTTGTCGTGCGTCGAATGCAGGCCGCCGACCCCCATCTGATAGCTGCCGTTGCCGATCAACACCTGCTCGTTGGCAAGGAAGTCTGGCAGGATGACCGAGCCGTTGCCGTGATGCACCTTGAACTCGGTGCGCTCCACGCGAGCAAGGATGTCCTTCAGGATCATGCCGCGCGGCTGCACGAACTCCGGCGCCCGATAGCGCACGGTCTTGGGCACCGGCGGATTGCTGCCGCGCAGGAGGCCCAGTTCCTTGGCGATGATCGTCTCGGCCATCTGCGCATCGCTCTTGGAGCGCACGTCGATGCCGTAGGTCTCGCTCATGTGCTCGCGCAGGGTCAGGGCCTCGTCGAGCTTCTTGAACAGCGCCACGGTGCCCTCGATGTCGTTGCCGCAGTAGTCATCGACCACACCCATCTGGTCAAAGTCGAGCGCCGTGTCATGCTCGAACGGCAGGTCTTGGATGGTCGGCATACCCATGCGCGCCATGTAGAGCTTGAGGCTGATCTGCACCCCGGGTGCCACCTCGAACAAGTCGATGTGGTCGAGGTTGTCGAAGCGCTCGAGAGCGTAGTCGCGATACACCATCCAAGGCGGCATGCCTTCGGTGATCATCCGATTGGCCATGCGCTTGACCTCGGTCAGCGGGCGCCCGCCCACCACGGCGGCCAGCACCGGCAGGTCGAACTTCTCACCGTTGAAGCTGACCCACAGGTAGTTGGGGTTGTTCAGCAGCATGCCGATCTTCTCGGCGTCGTTGCCCCAGAGCGACAGCTTCCTGCCGGTCGGCAGATGCACTGCGCGGAACAAGAAGCTGACAGGCCCCTCTTCGGGGCCAATCAGTTCGCAGTCGAAGACGACGGGTTCTTTCTTGGTGATCACAGGCCGGCCGCCTTCATAATGGTCGGGATTTCAGGGCGCAGCAGGTCGGCGATCTTCTGCGCGATCTGGCGGTGTTCCTTCTGGGTCTCCGGGCCGGAGCGCAGGTCGATGTAGTGCAGCCACGAGCGCAGCGT